GGCCCGGGCCTGCGCCGCCTGCGCTTCCTTCTGGAGTGCTGCCGTGCGCTGAGAACTCGCCGCTGCCGCCTGCTCCGTCGCCGTCTTGACGCCCTTGAACGAGGCTTCGGCCTTGGCACCCGACTTGGCGAATTCCTCCATCGCCTTGTCGGCCCGGACGAAATCCGTGGCATCGACCCGAAGGCCGAGTGTGGCAATATCCACACCGCCCTGACTAGGCATCGTCGTCCTTCTCCGCCTCGCCGGGATTGCGTGCTGCCGCGTCGATCATCATCAGCGCTTCCACCTCATACGGCCGGAGACAGCGGTCGGTGAGTGCCGCCCATGCCTGGATGTCCGTCCAACCCATGGCCTCCGGATGGCCGTGTGCCCCCCATCGGCGACCCCACTCCAGTTCGCGGAACCAAGCCAGCAGGTAGTCCAGCTCCTCGGGTGCCGGCGCATCTTCCAATGCTTCGATGGCCGGCTTGACGCCTCGACGGGCTGCGGCCTCGAGATGTAGTCGTTCGGGGCGACCGTCCTTGGCCAGACGATCCAGACGAGCCTCGTGGCGTACATGGACAATCAGCTCTCCGAGGAGTTCGAGGAAAAACCCACGTGGTCCTCCATCGCGCCCTCGACCTGAAGTAGAATCCAGGGGGCGATACGGAGGACGGTCTGCACATTCTCCACCGTGCAGGTCATCGGCTTGCCATTGTCGAAGAAGCCCTCCCACCCCAACACACATGCACTGACGACGGCCAGCCGCTCGCGTTCGACGGTCTCGGCGGTGATCGAGGCCGACCGACGCTTGAGCCGACGGTTGGAGCGAGCTTCCTCCGCCCGGCGGTAGGTGCTGGAATAGGTGCCGGCGACGGTGATGGTCACAGGCGTCTTGTCCTTGCCGAAATACAGCGGCTCACCCGTCGCGTCCTGCACGTGGACCACCTGACCCTCATCCTCTCGTGCCGCGATCGGCTTGGCTGTCCCAAGGTCGAATCCTTCCATGGTGCGTGCTCCCTGTTGTATGAATCCCCCACTCCCGCCGTGGCACGCCTGGCTCACCCCCCAAGGAGCAAAAACCAGCACGACGAAAGCGGGGGACGGTACCCGCTCGCGCTTCGCTTCTCCGGCAGACCAAGAGCGTGCATCAGAGCCGCCGGCCCTACTTCTTCCGTCGCTTGGGCGCTACCTCCGAAACTGGTGTGAATGTCCAGTGACCCCTGCCCTTGGAATCACCCTCATGCGGCACACCCTCGTGCAACGTGCCGTCCGCACTGAGTGACACCGTCTTGTAGCCGCTCGGGCCGGAGCCGGTGACCGTCACCACGACGGCCTCCCAACCTCGACCGGAGCCGTCGACGTAGGTGATGCGCGCGCCCGGCTTCATCAGGTCGCGCTCGTGGTGATGGTCAGGAGCCCGGCGTCATAGCCCGTGGCAGACGCCTTGACGCCCGCGGTCCAGGGGATGGTCTCGACCATGCCGCCATCAGAGCCCAGTTGTGCGTCGTTGTCGGTCAAGACCAGTCGCGGCACGAAGAGGCCGATATACGCCTTGGGTGCCGAGCCCGGTTCCTGGAGCAGGATCGTCAGCTCCAGCTCGGTCTCGTTGATGAAATTGGTCAGCTCATCCAAGTCCTGACGGAGCACGGTGAGCGAGCCATCCAGCCGAGCCTCGTTGTCGAATACATCCGGCGTGATACTCGAGCCGATGACGGGCAGGGTGTTCGCCGTAAGCTGGTAATTCAGGCTGAAGCCCGTGGCCACTGACACGGCCACACCGCCCACTGTCAGCACCGCATCGGCGAAGACCAGCGGAAGCGACGTGTACTCGGTGGGCGTGGTGTAGTACGGGCTCGTGCCCGTCGCGAGTGCCGTCGCGCTCATGCCCAATGCCGAGAGCGTGAGTTGGGCCATCCCGTCCGGCGTGCCCTGAAGCTGGAAACCCGTCCAGCGGACGCCGCCGAAGACTTCCGACAGGTCGATGTCCTGGTGGTACTCGTCGACGTAGAAGCTCCGCCGGGTCGGTGTGGTCGCGTTCTTGAGCTTCTTGCCGATCGTCAGCACGAATGAGGTCGCCGCACTGGCATCGACCGTGAACGAGCTCGCACCGACCGTGACCGTATGGGTGGCAACGGCCTGCACCTGAGCGTTCAGGCTGTCGTTCGCCCCACCGGTACCGGTCACGCGGAGCACGTCGCCCACGCGGATACCAGCCTCGAGGAAGCCCGAACCGGCCGAGGTCGAGGTGGCGTCGACGGTGTTGGTGCCGAACGTGATGGAGGCCAATGAGGCGGTTGCCTCCGTGACCGCAACCGCTGTGACGGCCGTGGTGCGGACGACAGCCTCCAGAATGGTGTCGAAGGAGCCGACGCTGAGCTCGCCGCCATAGGAACCCTCGACACGACGCGAGCCGTGACGAGCGAGTGCCGTCAGGCCGTCGGGTCGGATCTCCTGCGACTGAATCAGCGCCTTGGACAGCTTGAGCCCCGGCGAGGCCGTCAGCCTCAGAACCTCTGCCGAAGACGCTCCCGGGGCAGTGTTGAGCGTGGCCTCGACCTTGAAGGCGATGATCAGGCCCTTGCCGGTTTGATTTGCCATCTGTCAGTTCCTCAGTTGTTGAGCGTTTGAAGCCGGAGAGGGACCGTCACCGGCACGGTGGCGTAGCCTGGTCGCCGACGTAGAAGTTGGCCACGATACGGACCTGTATCGGTCCTGACCCTCAAGACGTCCCCATTGGTCAGGGTCATTGCGGTCAATGGGGAGAAGAGGCTGAGCAGCGCATCCGCATAGCCGTTCGGTGCGCCCACGCCCTTGCCTTCGACGGCATGGACCTGCAGCACGTAGAGCGGATCGACCTCCAGCCAGCCGTTCGGGCCGGTGGTGATCTGCGACGATGGGCCGCCCAGGAACTGCTCCTCGACCCATGGCTCGCCTGCTGTCGGGTCGAAGTCGATGTTCTCCCAGGCGCGGTTACTCGGAAGCTCGACGGTGAGTGTCTTGCCCGCACCGTCAGCTTCGACGGTCAAGCCCGAGGCGGACACCTCCAACGCCGTGACCTGCGTGGCGACGTGCGTGCCGTCGTTGGACGTCGTGCCCGCGGCCGTGAACTCCATGCCCGTATGAAAGCCGTCGGTCAGGAACGAGCCCGTAGCACGCACGAAGCCCGTGGCCGTGACCTCGATGCTGATGGAGCCGGTTGTGGCCACGCTCAGTGTGAGCGCCTTGGTCCTGAGCGCCAACATCATCTGGTGCGTGTTCACGCTCATCGGACCACCTCACCGACAACCTGTTTCACGATGCGACCCCACCCGGCGCGGGTCATCTTGACCGAGTGGAATCCGCCCACCCCAGAGCGTAGCGTCATCGGCCGGGGCGTGACCTCCGTACCGGCCTCGGTCGTGTAGGGCGCCTGCTGGCCTTCCTCGACCGCGCGCGCGTACCTCACACTCGTCGCTGATTGGCCGACCCACTGCTCCGGGAACGTCTCTTCCCAGGAATTGATCAGGTTGCCGGTATCGACCGGCTGACCCGGAGCACCCGTCACGGGTGAGCCCTCCGTGATCGAACCATGTACTTCGTCCACGCAGCCGGTGAAAATCTCGCGTTGCCGCTGCTCGACCTTCGCCGCGAATGCCTTAAGGTCGTCGGTGAAGGTCATGTGCTCACCGTGCGCCTGATGCCGACGCCCTCGAGGAGGAGACCAATATGCCGGAGCACCGACGGATAACGTGCCAACCCCTGCGCGCTTTGATCCGGCTCGAAGTACTCCGTCTCCAACACATCGACCTTCTTGCGCTTGACGTTGCGTGTGGGGTCCAGAGCGGCCACGTCCGTCGTGCCCGCCTGGAGGAACTGGAGCGCCAATTCCATCGTCCCGTCCTTGACGCGCTGAGGGATGACCGTAGTGGCGTAGTAGTCCTGTACGGGCGAGTCCGGGTCCAGAGCCCACTGCCGCGGCCAGGACAACAGTTGCGTACCATCGACTCGGTAGCCGCACCAATTGAGGACCGATAGGTAACGGGTCGCTTCGGCCAATGCACGGTTCTTGAGATCGTCTGAGAGAGCGTCCTCTGTCGTCGCATTCAGCCGCGAATCCAGATAGGTCTCGAACTCCGTGAGCAGCACGAAGCTGTTGGAGCTCGCGCCACCCACCGTCGCTACGATCGTGATCGCCATGTGCGGTCACCGGTAGGGCGGAGGCAGGAGCCATCCGACTCCCACCTCACACCCTTAGCCGGATCAGCCCAGCAGCTTGACGCCGAGTTCCTTGCGGATGATGGCCGCACCGCCGAGCACATCATACGACAAGGTGGTCTGCTTGAACTGCCTCGAGACTTCCAGCCTCAAGGCCACACCCGTGATCGGGTCGAACACCGCCTGCATGGCGTGACCCAGGCCGGGGATCTCGGCCAGCGGCCGGCTCGCCCAAGCCATCGCGTCCCGGTGAAACACCAGGTTCGCGGTGTAGGGGATGGTGACCAGCGCGTCCAGCGTTGCCCCGGTCGCGACCGCAGTCTTGAGCGCCGGGTAGAAGCTGATCGCCACTGCCACCGTCGCGCTCGCGGTTGCAGCCGCAGTCACGACGTACTGCTGATTCGCCGTGTCGGCCGTGAGCTGGAAGATGTCGCCGACGAGGATGGTGCCGCTCGCCGTGGCGTTGATGATGTTGAGCGTGGTGTCGCCCACGGCTCCGGCGACGGTCGAAGCGATGAAGCCACTCGCCCAACCCGTGCCCGGCGTGAAGGTCGGCGCGTTCTGGTCCAAGTACCAATCGATGCCGAGCTTCCGGCCGATGGTGCCCTGGATGATGCCGCCCTGGTCGCCGCGCTGATCGGTCTGGAGGATGTTGCTCAGCTTCAGGAAGTTCGCCTCCGCCTCCGGATCCAGCACGCCTCGCCGGTCGGTCATCGGAGCAAGCTGCTTGTTGAGCAGTTTGCGTGCGTCACTGGCCGCGTCGATGACCG